GCTGATCCTATTGTTGATGACATCATAGGATTAGTAGTTGTTGGCGATCCTGTTAATGCTTGGTTTAATGAACTTTGTGGTAATACAGCACCTGCAACTTGTCCAGACATAGCATTGCCAGTGCCACCCATAGACTTCTTTCTCAGTAGATCAGTAAGACTGCCACCGCCACTTAATAACTCCAATAAACTACCCATTACTTAGCGCCTCCACCACCGCCCATACCCATAGCATTACTGCTTCCAGAACTACTACCAGAATTAAGCACTGTTGGTGATCCTAAAGCATTTGCATAGTTACTAATATTTTGCCAGGGCATCATACCTGGTGCAAACGCACCCATACCAAGATTTTGCATATTCTGACCCATGCCTAAAGCACCAGTAGAAACGCCTTGTTGCTGAACTAGCATGTTTGACATTAATTGCTGTCTGGCAAGAGTCCCTTGATCTGCTTGTTGTGCAATGTTAAGTTTATTTTGTAAGTCTTTATCAAAAGTATTGTAACCAACATCTGCTAAATTCTTTTGCAAATTGCTGTTAATATCATACATGCCTTGAGAAGTAGCAGTCCCATGTCTTGATCCGCCAGCCATGCCTGAAGCTGCTGCCCTTGCATCAAGATTAGATAGCATATTAGCAGTTGCCCTATTAGCATCAGCAGCATAACCAGCTTTCATTGCATCAGCATAGGTATTGCCTTGTCCACCCATCATCTGAGAATAAATGCTTTGTGTGTTGGTTGGAGCATTTAAAGATTGCTGTAATGACTCAGAAAGTCTATTGGCATTATCCATGCCTTGATATACACCACCACCTAACTGGTTTTGCCAGGCTGGCATTGCAGCTTGATTAGTTTGGTTAATGTAATCTTGCGCTCCACCCATTTGCTGATTAATGGTGTTTCCAACATTACCATAAGTACCAAATGCTGCATTGTACATTTGAGTAAGTGCGTCAGACTGCCACTTTGGTATTCTTTGTTGAAACTGACTTTGGTTGTTTGCATTGCTTTGATTATAGCTTCCACCGCCTGACATGACCTTCCCCTTATGCGAAAGTGTTGTTAAAGCCGTCTATCCATGCTTGGTAAGCAGGAACGCCAGCGGAAAACGGGTTAGTGCCAATAAGCAAACCTGTTTGAGCAGCTCTACGACCATCTCCCCATGCTCTATTTAATTTGAATGAATCTTTATATATTTTGCCAGCCATGTTATTCCCCTAGTTTTAATCTAACTGTTGATGATATTTTTTCAAATCCTAATCCTTTAAGATACCTTAGCCAACCATTTCTAACTGCACAGCCTCTGACTTCTGTACAGTTTAAATCTTTTGCTATGGCTCTCATTACAAGCACATATTGTTCGAACCATGCGCCCATTTCTTCCCCACCAATGGCGTTAATATGGAGGACACGCAATCCTTCTGAAAGTTCTCTTACTTCTAAAGTATGAACTGCAACAATATGCTCATTGCGACAAATAAGAAGTGCCATATTGTTTCCTGACAATAGAACTCTTTTTATTCCTTCCTCAGTAAGCTCACCATTTGATATTTCAATAGCCTTTTTAAGATGTGGAACAATCTTATCCCACAGGACTTCTACTAATGTTGGTGGTAATGCTACTATATTATAATTATTCATTGCGCTACATAAGTCATAGTTACTACGTTAGATGCAGTTGAAGGTCTTGTTGGTGAAGTTCCTGTTGCATATGCCTGTATAGTAACACCAGCGTGTGTTGTAGACCACCAGATTTCAACATATTGACCAGCAGTTAATCTAACAAAGAAGTTCCAGCCGTTAATACTATGTCCTGCTATACCTCCATGACTATTAGGTACAGAAATATAACCTGTAGAACCTGCGACATCTGTACCATTTATACGCAACCAAATACTAACGTCCTGTAGTGCTGTATCTGTATTTTGAAACTGTGTGCTAAACTGCAAATTATATAATCCACTATATGCAACTGTTATCCTTGATCCACTAACCATACTGACATTGCTACTATAATCAGTAGTATTAAATGTCATAGCATTAGCTGTGTTAGCTGTTACCGTATGTGAAACTGTATCTTCAAACGCACCATAAGGAGTAGATGACATTGATGATAACGATGTCCAACCATATGAAGTATATACCCATGCTCCTTCATAAGTAATGCTTGGCAAAATAGCATTAGCGAAATAATAAATTTTACCTACATATGGTTTTGCTGGAAGTGCAGTTAATGAACTTAAATTACCCAGATCATCAGCCTTGTAGTTGACTGATGTTAGTTGCCTGACCAGATATTCTTTAAGTTCTGGTGATGTTGTAAAAGGAGGTTGTTCCATTATCTCACCCCATTAGTTACATATTCTATATCCAAACCACTTAAAGTAAATGGCAGTAAACCAGTTGACTTGATGCGCCATGATAATAGTTTCCCAGTTGTCCTAATATCCACTTTACGCATAGTATTAGGATTGAATAATACTTCAGGCTTCCAACGTACTGCACCTCCTACAAAGTCTTGTGAGCCTAACTGTATGCTAACAGATTCATTAGATGTTAAGTGTGGGTATACACTCTTTGTTGTAGTGACTACTTCCTGACCTTCTAAAGCAAAACTAAGCCTTTCTAGCACCGTATTTTGAACAGTAGTGTTATCGTCTAGCTCTAGTGAAACTATTGCGCTATTAACGTTATTTGTACTTACAATAGTCCGAGAGAATATAGAAGTAGGGTCATACGTCCAAACCTTTGATGAGGTATCCCAAGTGTCTGTTATATTACTCCATAGTAAAGGTACACCAAGATTCACACCAAATGCCAGACCAGTAGTTGTGCTTGGTATATTTCTAATTGATGTAGTGCCGTCAACATAGTTAAATATAAACGCAATATTAGGTAATGTATTGCCTACCTCTGGAATACAGAACCAAATCTCTTTAGTGATAGGATTTGTTAAAGCAAACGAGTTAGCATAATAGGTAGAATCTATGTTTGTTGTTAATCGTGTTTTTAATTGTTTATTTAAGATAGACTGTATAGAGTTTCCATCATTAGATAATATATCACCATCAGATAAGAAATAATGCACACCATTAGCCTCTGCTACGCAGTTTTTAGCTAATAACCCATGATTTGATGTTAGAGTTTGTGCTTGCCATACAAATTCGCCACCAACATAATTTAATACTGTTATTCCACGCTCTGAATATAAACAAAATGAATTTCTTAAAGTCTTACCATCAATCAATGCACCCATATCACCACCAATAGATGACTTTCCTGCTATAGATGCTAAATCTGTTTCATCCCAAGTATAAGGAAGACCATTTACATCAGCAGGATGACTCCATCGGTAAGTCGATGAAAGAGTTGTTCCTCCTTCTGATAAATTGAGAGCAAATAAAAATTCTTTATGCGAACGTATAATATTTGCACTGTAACCTTTTGATTGCCAAGTCTGACCAGATTTAGTTGTTGTACCTAATGTTGTAGTCAATGTTCCTGCTGCAACAGATACTGTTACAACAAAAGTAAAAGTTGTACTTGTAGGTACGTTAGCAATTAACCACACGCCATTTAATTTTGTTTGTTCTGTTCCAGTTGCTCCTGATATTGTAAGAGTATCTCCTATTGAATAACCATAAGTTGAAGCAACTGTTCCTGTAACAGTTGTTGTTCCTGCCCCAATATAATTTGTTATACTTAACGTAGATGAAGAACCAAAATTAAGTGGTTGAAGTTTTTGTGATGTCTGTTGTGGTGACCAATACTCAGGATAATGCTGTCTATTATTAACAATCGGAATACTTCCCAACATACACCCATGCCAATACAACTCTCCATTTGTGCTTATGCCTGGATACCCTGTTGAAGAAGTTATCGCTGTCCATGCTGATCCGTTATAGACCCATGCTGCTGACTGACCTAGTAGTACATAGAAATTACCGCTTGCCACATTGACTGACATGATTAAACCTGCCTTAAAATTAGCTGGTGGTGTAGCCAATGTTTTAGACATGTTTGATGATTTAATCTTGTTATTTAAAAGCCTGTAATTTGTCCCGTAAGTAAATACTTCAGGAGGAAGATCACAAGGCTCTAAATCAAAATTAACATTTTGTAACCCTAAATTATTAATCTTTAATAATGGCATGAGAATTATTCCCACATAATATTCATAGTTCCACCATTAAATGTATCTGTCCCTGTAGACATTAGTAATTGAACTCTGTCTATTGTCCCTGCAAAAGTTTTAGTTCCATTTACTATTAATCCAGTATTAGTACTGAATTGTAAAAGTCCAGAAATAATATATTGATTTCCAGAAAATTTTGTTATTACAAGTTGACCAGTATAAATATAAGAAGAAGAAGCACTATTAACTATATCCCATGAAGTTGTTGCACTTGCTGCACCATCTGTAGTATTAGCCGCTCCTACTTTTACATTTGCTCCAGAATATCCTGATGCTTCATAACTTCCAGCTCCTGCTCTAATAGCTGGTATTCCTGTACCTACTGTTGTAACTCCATTTAATAAAATAGTTATGCGCTTAGCCCAACTTGGAATATCAGTAAATGATGTTGTTGCACCTGAAACTGTAACTGCTGTGCCTGAAGTTAATACACTAGATGCCATTGTACTCATAACAGCACCTGATATTGTAGGCGATATTATGGCAGGAGCTACTGGCAATACTACTGAACCTGACAGACCTAAACTATTGACTCTATATGCCTTTCCTGTTCCTGCACCTACGCCTGTAGCAACAAACGATAATCCTATCGTGTTAGATGCTGCGCCAATTAGTGTAAAGTCTGTCGTGCCAATAGACTGAATAATATATGTTGCAGTTACTATAAATGCTCCCGATGTTACCAGTTGAGCAGTAGTATTAGTAATTCTAAATGCCGTTCCTGTTCCCATTGCTGTACCAATATCGGCACAAGTAAACGTAGAACCAACCAAGTAGGTTTGTAAGGCAGTGCCAGAACCAGACCCTGCGCCTAATGCTACAAATGAAGTACCAATGGTATTATTTGCTGCACCAATTAGTGTAAAGTCTGTCGTACCTGGTGAAACAATAACGTATGTTCTACCTGGTACAAATGATCCAGCAGCTACGTTAGTAGTTCCAGCAATAGTATTCCACTGTGCATTTGATGTAGTTCCAAGAGTCTGAATGGTATATGGCTGACTAAGTGTTAAATAACCAACCGTATCAATTACACCGCTTGATACTTTTAGCCCATTAACACTTTGTACATCAGTGACTATCTCATTACCTGTAATTGCACTTCTTGCATCTATTTGTCCTTGTGCCTTACCTAGCGCACCCAATAAAGTATCCGTAACTAATATAGGAGAATTTGCGCCTATAACATAACCAGAAACAGCTGGTAGTATTGTTGTTATGTCGCCAGTATGAAGTGAATTTAACTCAGCCTCTGTTGCTGTAATTGCTGTATTAAACCCATTGCTAGTAGACCCAGGAAACTGTGCCTGTAGCACTGACTTTATTAATCTTATATGGTCATCACCTTGATTGACTGGATCAGAACTGGTTGGGTTTGATGTAATAAAACTTGATATGGTTGAGCCTGTTTCTAAACCCATAATATTTACCCTGGGAAAGTAGTTAAAGAAGTGCCTGACCAAGTAGACTTGGAATCATTGTTTGTTATTTCACTTAATGCTTGATTAAATCTAGCGTCCCACATATTAGCTGAGTTTGCATCTTTAATAAAACTGTTGATCTCAACTAATAATCCAAAAATATAAGTATCTGGATTTGAGTCAGAAAGCCAGTTGGTTGTTATGCTAGTTGATAATGGTGGCAATGTTTGAAAGTAATCAATCTCTAATGAATGAGTATCATCATAAAAAGGTTGTACATGAATATCACCTGAAATAACGGTATAGCATGGAAATTGTGTTTCACCATTGTTAATGATGTTTGCCATCTGTTCTGGATTGACTTGCAACAAAGTTACTCTACTTTTTGAGTTATTATTATCAATAACCTTAATAGAGCGCATAACAGAATAGTTGATTGGCAATGAATAATATTCAGTTGTACTGCTCATTGGTGTTGTAGCTCTGCATGACATATCAAGCGTCATAAGAAGCCTATTAATGCGAGCCTCAGTAACACGCATAAATAGATCAATGCGAGATGTCACCTCTGTATCTTGCCTATCAGCATAACCAAGCGTTAAACTTACAATGTCTGCATAATTCATTTTTTAATTCCAAGTTGCAGTTGGTGGTGTTTGTTTTGTCCATACTGATGAAGTATTATCGTCCTGACAAGTCCATACATCAACAAAATCCTCTCCTATCTCCCAGTTACCAATAAATTTCTTTCTTCTTGATGTAAAGCCTACATAATTATATTCCCCATTAATGGCATAGACTTTAAAATCTTTAAGTAAACTTGCATTATTTCCTGTATAGTTATAAACGCCATTTAACGCTGTCATTGTTTGCGATGAAACAGAATTCATGCCTGTATAAGCATAAGTTCCATGTAATGCGCTTAAAATCCTATTAACCAGTAAATCTGATGTTAATCCTATATATGTATAAGATTTATTTTGTGTTACTAAATCAAGTCCAGCAAAAGGTAATTCTGAAAAAGCAATCGTCCTATTTACTGCGCTGGCTGCTATTAAGTTTCTATTAACAAGTAAACTGCTTGCCGATCCTGTGTAATTATAAACACCATTTAATGCAGTTATGCTTCTATTATTAAGAATATTAGCGTCTAATCCTGCGTATAAATAATTTCCATGCGATGCTATATTATGCTCAAAATCAGCAAATGGAGATTGCGCAAAAGCGGTTAGCCCAAACATTAGTCTTTAAGCATCATACCAAGACCACCAGCAACGCCACTAGCAAGCAATAATAATTGATCTATAGGCTTACCCATAAAAATAAGAACTGCACCCACAATAGCTGTGCCTACCCAAATAAGACCACGTTTAGTTGATGCTTCTGACCAATCTATTTTCATATTACTCAGCAACCTCTTCTTTAGGTAACGCCTCTACTTGAGGCACAGCTTGTGCTTTTATTTTCTCTACAAGTTCTGCTACTTGCACATAAGGAGCTTGACCCAATGCTTGTAGGATTAAGTTTATTTCTTGAACTGATAATTCTAGGTTAATCATTAAGCTACCCAAGGTAATTGCGGAGTGACAATAGTTGGATTTATTTGTGCTTCAATTTGACTTGCTACATTTGCTTCATATGATGCTACTTGCTCTTCTCCCAAAGCATCTTGTGTCCAAGCAACCACTTGATCTAAAGTTAAGTCTGCATAAGGCACATAATTAGGCTTGTCAGGATCAACTTCAAATGATGCTGTTCCATATACTGATCCTGTGTAAGTGCCGTCTGTAGCTGTTAAAGTCCAATGTGAGGTAACGACATAATCAAGCATACCGTTGACATCTGGTTTGCAATTTAAAGCTACGATGTTCCAAGTGTTTGTAATCATTTTATTATCCTACTATCCAATTTGTACCATTATAAAATACAGGTATGGTTACTGCACCACCTGTTACGACTGTTGCCCCAAAAACAGGAGTTAATGCATCAGTTACATAGGCTCTCGCACCAACTACACCTGTTGGTAATGTGGCTACTGTATAACCTAAAGTTTTTATTGTTCCTGCTACATCTAATTTTCCTGTAGGAGAAGTAAGACCAATCCCCACGTTGCCTGAGGAGTCGATGCGCATGCGTTCTGTGCCAGCAGAATTAAACCACGCAAAATCTGCTAATCCGGGAGAGGCTTGTAATGCTTGAAATAACATTCCGAAGTTAGCATTTGAGAAAATACAGCCAGCACTAGATGAAGTCCCTGTACCTATTTGGATTGTCCCATTAACAGCTAGTTTTACGTGTGCAGCAGGACTACTCGTCCCTATCCCCACGTTCCCTGAGGAGCCGATGCGCATGCGTTCTGCGCCGCCAGTATAAAAAGCACCATAACCAGTTGTGTACAAATACCAGTTGCCTCCAGCTATTGATCCAAAACCCGCAGCGTTTGTCCCATTGTTATCTGAAATTGATATAAAATTATTAGCGTTATTACCCCAAAAATTAGCCGTTGTACCGGCTGGCGACCTAACATCTAAAGTAACTAACGGGGCTTGAACTCCAATGCCAACTGAACCACCAAGCGGGTTCAATGAAATTGGGTAAGTACTTCCGGCAGCATTACTTGTTTGTATCCATGAACCATATGGAGCGCCAATGTAATTACCAAAGTTAAGCCTTTCACTACTAGAACCAAGTAGGGAAAGTCCTGCGCCCGCATCTGACGATACTGAAGGGGCTGTGGTGGTATAACTTACTTGAAACTTGTTTGCAGGACTACTCGTACCGATCCCCACGTTACCACTGGCATCTTTATACAACTGACCTGAGCCTATGTTCAATATGCCTGTAGAGCCTGTGAGTGTGCCTGTGTAGGCTAGGTTAGTTGCGGTTGTTGTGCCTGTGAATAAGACATTACCTGACGCATCATACCAAACACCTTTTTCAGAAGGATATGTTACAAATACATCTTTAACCCCAGTTGTAAATACAACTAAAGCACCAGCATTAGAAGATGCTAAGACAGTAGTGCGAGCAAGAGTATTACCAGAACTTGAATAAGTACCAATACCTACTTCCCAATTAGAGCCAAACTGATCTGAAATACAGTAATAAGTAGTATTGCCATTGCCAACAACAGAAAAAGGCTGAAACCCAATGCTAGAGCCTAATAAGGTAGCTGCTCCTGTGCCTACAACAATAGTTGTTTCTTTAACACGATCTTTTAATGCGAGAGCCATTATAATTCCTTAAGTTATTTGAAACACGCCATTGACTGAATCAAGTACAATTTGCACTGTTTCAGAAGCAGAAATAAGTTGGCTTGAACCATAATCCCAGCAACCTATTGGAACATTCAATGTTGAGTTATAAAGAATCGCATAACGATAGGTAAATCCTGCTCCTGTTGCTGTCCAAATAGCTGGACTTGCAAGCACAAGTTTAAATATTCCACCAGACTGAGATGATGATGTTGTAGCACAAGTATTTCCACCAGCAGTATATCCACCTGCAGTAGGTAAGTCTGTTGTGCCAGCTACAAAAGTAGTATCAGCAATGTTGATAGTATTTGCTAATGCTACCTTCCAAACATCTGTTCCTGCATTTGTGCCTTCTACCAGTGACTCAACTCCAGCAGTGTATTTTGTGTAAACCGATATAGCCATTATAATTCCTTACATCAATAATAAGTCAGCTTCTAATTGCCTTCTTTTAACTAAACCATTAAGAATAGTTCCATTACTCTTATTCCATTTCTTGATCTCTGTTGATGCAGAAACCCAGTTACCTTTATCAACCCTTAGTTTTAATGTTGATTTATTGTAATTCGTTATGCCTAAATTATAAACAAAATCCGCTATTGCAGCTTGTTTTTCCATGTTAGCAGTTGCTAGTATTGGTGAAGCCTTAATCGCCTCATTAAAAGCCTGTAATGCGGTTTTAATTATATCTTCATCAGCTTGTTGTTGTGTCCATACCATTCCCTCTTTAACACCTTTGGTTTGTCCATAACCAATAGTCCAAATACCTGCTGGACATTTATATGCTTTTAATTTGCAACCTTCACTATCTTTAATGAGTTTTATTAATATTTCTAATGCACTCATTAACCTTTACCAAATACATAAGCTATAACAGCAAAGATAGCACCGACAGCAAATACAACACCGCCAAAAAAACCTTTATTGTTTGCAGAGTCTTTTTTAAGTTCATCTAATGCTAAAAATATTCTATCTGATCTTCTGCGTGAATCTTCCAACTCTTTGTGTAGTTCTTGGGTAAGTCCTTCAATCTTTTGTTCTACTTTTGCCACTCTACAATTAAGGTCTGTCACGATTCCTTACCTTTTTTATGAAGTTAAAGTTATATTAATGACAGTACCCACTGCTACTTTTGTGTAAGCAGTTACACTTTGAGCTGTAACTAGACCTGTTGTTAATGTTACCGTTCCTAATTTTAAACTTGCTGACAATAAAGCATTTGTTGCTTGTGCAAGTGTCATGCCTATTAATAATGGAGTTACTACTAATGGTTTAGCTCCTGTTTTTAAAGATAACCGACCACCGTCTGGATTTTTCTTACCAACAAATACACTACTAGGTAACTCTAAGAACTTTTCCATTAGTGACTACCTTGAACTAGACACATCTTCCCTTCTGTTGACTTTAAAAATCTGTTCATCTCTTGACCTGCAATTTGGCTGTCTGGACTGTTAAGATCGTATCCATCTCTTAATGCTTTCTCAAACATAATGAATGGTATAGATGCTACCATACGCCCAAAAGATTCGCCACTTTGTTTACCTAAATCATGTAAAGCACCTTGATTCTTTCTTAACTCAGCATTGCGTTCAAGAATAATCTTTTCAGTAGGTTGTGTTGTAACATGAGTAACTGTATTACTTTGAGCATCGTAGTGCATGTCACTTTTAATTACACTATCCATTTATTTATACCTTTTGAACGTAATCTGATAATGCTTCTGCTTCAGCTAAAGATACTTCACCTTCAGCGTTTGGTGCAATAACACCACTCTCAAAACTAATTGGATCAGTCCAGATGTTTTTAACTTTGACTGTTTTTGGTTTTACTTCTTTTACCACTTCTTTTGTTGTAGCCATGTTTATTCCTCAGATAAAAGAAAGCCCACCTGTTACAGTGGGCTATCAATATTAAGCAGTTACAGCAGATGCAATGGTAATGTCGCCAATGATTGCATGTGACTTCTCAGTGTTACAGATCAATGTCCAATCAACAGACATTTGACGGTTTTCTGCAAGACCAGTTTTAGCTAATTCTTCAGTTCTATAACCTTTTAAGTAAGACAAAGCTAAGTAAGAAGGATCAAGTATAAACACGTCAGCAGATACGCCAGAAGAAGCATAAACACCAGTTGTAGAGCCAGCAGTACCAGTGTAAGGAATTTGTAAACGGTTTGGAACTAATTTCAAAGTACCAAAGTCAGTTACAAATACGTTTACAGCACCCATTGCAGTTGCAGCAGAAGCAGATTTACCTTGATCTGACATCAATGTTGCTACACGAGCAGATGAAGTAAATAAATACTCGCTGAATCTACGAATAACGCCAGGAACTGACATCATGATAGTTGGATCACCACCTTGTGAGTAAACAGATTGAACTGCATCACGCACAAGAGTTTCAGTCAACGCTCTAGCAGTACCATAAGTACGTTTTAGAGTTACGCCTGAAGATTGGAAACCACCGATTGCGCCAGTTGCACCAGCAGAGAAGTTAGTAGTCAACCAAGATGGTAAGCCACCAGAAGTACCAGCAGCAGAACCAGTATCAGCAAAAGATGCTTGGTTAGTCAAAGCAATAGCCTCAACGTCACGACGCAACTCTTGTTGTCTACGCATCATTTGGTAGCTCAACTCTTTAGTACGACCAATCACATCAGAAGAATCTGCTCTGAAAGATGTACGAACAACTTTAGTAGAGATTTGGTGATGGTTACCAACTCTTAAGCCAGTAACAGTGTTGTTACCTGAAGCATCTGAGCCGTCGATAACAGCATTGGTTAAGTTTGGTGCAGCAAGTGCATCAGTAGTCCATTCTTTGTATGGATTGCCTGAAGTTTCAGTGCCAATCGCATCAGTAAATGGTAATGGGATTTTAGAAATATCCCAAATTTGGTTCATTACATCTTCACGGATTAAACCGCCACGAACAACACCTTTAAGTGTTGCTGCATCTAAGTTAGCTGTACTCATTTTGATACCCTTTTAAAAAATTAATTATATAAACCGCTTAGCAATTCTGCAACAGCGTCTGTTTCAGCATTACGTTTTTGGTACCCTTGTGAAGACTTTGCAGTCTTTGTGAGTCTGTCAAGTTTAGTAAGTGCTTTGGTTGTCTTGCCTGTACTCTTTTGATACTTTGGTAAGTTCACATCAAGTTTAGTCTTAACATTCTTTATACTTGATCTATATTTCATGGCATCTTTTACCACTTCTAAAAACCTAGCATCTTGTATGCTACCAAATTCTTGTTGTGTAAAACCATAAGCATCTGCTACAAAATCAGTCATCTCTACTAAAGCCTTTTTGAATACTTCAGGTTTTGCCCATGAAGGATTTTTCTCTAAGACCTTATCAGCCTGACTTTTAATATACTCTTGTTGAATAGCCTGTTGCTCTGCGGTCATTTGTTGACCAATGCCCTGCATTTCATTATTTACTGCATTTGAAATTTGTTCTATTTCACTATTGCGTAAATTGAAATCTTGAACCATCGCAGCGTATTCGCCAGGATTATCAACTCTAAGTCTATTCCAATCAACATCCTTATAACTCCCCATTAAGGTATCTTTAAGATGCTGTGTCAGTTTATTAACTGTTTCTATTTTACTGACATACTCATTAGCAACAGCGTTCTTAATATTGTCAAAATCTCGCCTATCATCAGCAAGTTGTTTTGACTTATTAGTATTGCTCTTATTGCTTTGGTATCCAGCAATTAAGTCTTTAACTCCAACTGTACTTACCTTTCCATCAACCTTTACATTGATTCCAGCTAAATTACCTTCTTCGTCAAGGACTACATTTTTTTCGTCAATGCCAAGTGTATTAGCCCAAGTGACATCTTCGTCAGAATCAGTTTCTTCAACGTCATCTGTTTCCTCATTATCTGCTTCTTCCATATTTTGGGTAGAATCGTCTGGTTGGGTATCATCCTCCTCTGATTCTTCAATTACTGGCTTCTTAACAGATTCTTTTTCTGGTTCACCTGATAACAGGTTAGCAATTTGATCCACCATATTTACGCTTCCAGCTTCGCTTGATAGCTCTGCCGTTGAAGTAGTATCTTGGTCTGACATTTTTAGTTTCCTTTTTGTAGTTGAGCTAGTCGCCCAGTTTCTATATCTGAAGTTATATCATTCTCAATAATTTGTAATGCCTTTTGTTGAGCCTTTATCAATTTTAAACTTTCTATATCATCTGTAAACAAAAACTGCCTGTATAAATCTGCATTTTTATTAATAATATAATCAGCTAAATAAGTTGAGTAAGCTCTACTTGCCTTATTCCCTAACTCTATTTCATCTTCAACCGTCATACATATTGTTCCTGTTCTGCTCATAATTAACATCTTGAGATGTATTTGATGATGCTTCCAACTCTGTTAATTTAAGTGCTGTTTGAGCATACAACTGGTCATACTTGAACTTTATATCCTCTAAATCTTTTTCAGCTATTTGTACTGCTTTAGCTTTGTCTAATTCAGCCTTTAATTGCTCTAACTGAATCTGGAATGATTGCTTCTCCATTTCACGTTGATGCTTACCTAACTCAACCTGTCCTTTGATAGCTACATTCTGCATTTGAGCTTCTGCTGTAGTTGTTGCTGACTTAGCCAATTCTGCTTGCATACGCATTTGCTCAAGTTGTGCCTGTTGTGCTTCCTGCTGTTGTTGCTGTTGTGTTTGTTGCGCTTGTTGCGCTGCTTGTTGACCTTCTTGGCTTGATGGGTCAACGAAATACTTGTTAGCTGAATCTAGTCCTGAGAACTTACAGAAGTCATCTATAGTTGCGTATATCTTGGTAGGATTAGTTAGCACTTGACCTGGTATTGCCATAACCTTTTCTTGCAACATCTGAACCTGTTGAATAGCTGCAAGTTTAGCTCTAGTATCACCAGTTCCAGTTCCAACGCGTACAGAACTCTTTGTGCGTTCTTCCCACTCGGCTGGATTAACCTTTACCCATTGACCACGAAACTTAAAGTCTTGTACTGTATCAACGTGCATGGTTACAAGATCACGAATTTTGTTGCATAAAGGTTTAATACCAGTTTCACAAATAACACGAATGATTAAGCCAACTAATTCTTCTTTGGCGTTCATCATACGCTCAACACCTTGTGAGCCAACTGCGTTACCAATGTTTTCAGGCGAAGCAGTACCATCACCAGACACACCTGTACGACCTGCCTTAACTTCATCAAGATACTGCATCATGGTGAAAGCAGCATCACCAATAGCAGGTGTTTGCAATGGCATGATTGCATCTGTTCGTTTTACACGGATTAAACCACCAGGTCTTGACACCAAAAGATCATCAAGATTAACCTGACCTTCAAGTACAACATTGCGTTGATTGTTTTGCAGGTACATGTTATCCATAATGTTGCGGATAATTGCAGTCTTGTTGTCTTGTATAGACTTCAAACGGTCAAATATAGATAGACCTTGAAACTTATGCGACATCAATATGGCTGTAGTTGATACCCAGGGGACGCTATCTATCTCTTCTTTGTTTAAGATAACAGTAGGAGTTTCAACACCAGCCACTGTAATCTTCATTAACTCAGCTATACCATCACCATTAACATCCAGTTTCAAGTAGCACTCAGTAACTTCTACTAATCTGTTAGCATCATCTGAACTTAATACCGATGGAACTTGTGTTGGTTCGTTCTGATAATTAAATCTATATGCAGACCTTAATAGATCAGAACTAACTAAGTTTTCAATATCTTCGTCCTTGTAACCTTCTTCCCTTAGATCAGATATAGTTTTATTAACTATATGGCATGTAAATCTAGCATTAACTAAGCTAATACTGTTGTGCTGTGTATTAACTCTAAATTCTTCAGGTGCTACAGGATCAATACAAATCTTTCCACACTTCTCTGTTACCTTAATCTTTGCACTATAAGTAACAGGTTCTTGTTCTAATGGATTTTCTGATTGGCTTTCATCTTCCGTTAATTCTAATATCTCAGTATCTTCATCCATCAAGGCAACAGCTAACTGATCTTCTGTTAAGCCTGAGTAATTGTAGGTTGTTATCTTTTCATCATCTTCATAATAAACTTTCAACATTCCATTGCGTTGCATAAGTGCATCTTTCACAAACTGATGGATTAAAGTAAACCCATCATTTTGCTTCATCAATACATCATATACATATTCTGATTCAATCTGAGCTTGTAATTCATCAGCCTCATTAACAGCATCAAAAACCACCACCTCATTATTCTGAGTAAATGATTTCATGATCTGAGGCATTATCCATTCTATAGCATCAGCAACATCTGTTGATACCAATGAAGAACGTCCTTCCTGCTCATTGCCTAACGGAAGCCCAAGATAATATCTTAGCGGTTCTTCTAATGAAGGAGATGAAGTTGTACTTATATCAGCATTAGCCATTTCATTCTGGATAATTGCCAATATCTCTGAATCAGTCATTTTAGCCATTATTAGCAGCCTTTTTTCTTACCAGGAATCATTGGAGATGGAGCTTTTTTTGATTTAGACTTAGCCATTTTTAACCCTCTGTTGTTAAATTATACCGCTTTGTATATATGAATAATCTAATGCTCCTGAACTCCAAGAGTCATTAGTC